GTGGTGATTTAAAGATGGCAATTGGTTATTCTTCTATCTCTACAAACCGAGTTACATTTACTGCACAAAAAGATTACGCAGAAACAGTAAAACCAATTTCTTTCTCAGCAAAATATTTGAAAGAAATCTTAACAGCAAACAAAGAAGCAACATCAGCAAAATTAAAAGTTTCAACTGACGGATTATCGAATGTTGAATTCCAAATTGATGATTTTGTATGTAAATATTATTTAGTAGAAATCTCAAATTAATAAAATGAAAGAACAATTAGAATTATTCCCACAAGAAGAATTACAACAACAAGATGCGGGTAGTATTGATACAACCGAAGCACAACCAATTAAAGATGTTGAATGGTGTTTTCAATTCTTTAATAATGAAGCAATTGTGTTTGCATGGTCAAATGAAAATGAAAAACCTACACCATTAGTTATAGAATTAAAACCAATTGAAAATGAGGGATTAAATTTTCAACAAAACGGAATGACATTTAGAATTTTCCCAAGAGAAATTAGTGAAGAAACAAAAAAAGAAAGAGAGAATGCAAGTCAAAATAAAGAAGCTTAGTCCACAAGCAGTTATCCCCACTTATGCAAAAGATGGTGATGCCGGTATGGATTTAGTGGCAACATCAATGAAGTTTGATGGTACACAAATTACATACGGAACAGGATTAGCAATGGAAATACCCGAAGGATTTGTAGGATTAGTATTCCCTCGTTCATCTATTCGTAAAACCGATTTATCATTGAGTAATTCGGTAGGTGTAATTGATAGTGGATATAGAGGTGAAATACAGGCAACATTTAATCAAAGGTCATTATCATCTCAAAGTGGTAGTTTTGTATATGGTGTTGGTGATAGGATTATGCAAATTATAATTATCCCACACCCACCAATTGAATTTAAAGAAGTAGATGAATTAACAAACACCGAAAGAGGCGAAGGCGGATTCGGTTCAACTGGAAAATAATATGAGTTTTTTCGCAAACGATATAAACAAAAGAGAACATAGTTTGTGGGTGGAGAAATACCGCCCACAAAGTCTTGCTGATTATGTTGGTAATGAAACCATCAAAGAAACAATTCAGCAATATTTGGATGCAAACGATATACCACATTTGTTGTTATACGGAAAAGCGGGTACTGGTAAGACCACACTTGCAAAGTTAATCGTAAACACAATTAAATGTGACTTTATGATTATCAACGCATCGGATGAAAACAATGTGGATACCGTAAGAACAAAAGTTAAGAACTTTGCATCATCGGTTGGGTTTGCAGGTTTCAAAGTAATCATATTAGATGAGTTTGATTATATGACACCCGGAGCACAAGCTATTTTGAGAAACTTAATGGAAACATTCAGCAAACATTGTAGATTTATCTTAACTTGTAATTACATTGAGAAAATTATTGACCCTATTCAAAGTAGATGTCAGTCTTTCGCAATTACTCCTCCGACTAAAAAGGATGTAGCAATTCAGGTAGCAAAGATATTAGATGCAGAAAAGATTAAGTATGAACCAAAGAATATGGCTGATGTGATTAATTCATATTACCCAGATATTAGAAGAATACTTAATACTTGTCAATTACAATCTGCAAAAGGTGAATTGAAAGTAGACCATAGAGTAATGGTTGAAGCAAACTTTGCAACTAAGCTTATTGAATTGTTAAAGGAATCTGATGACAAACGAAATATGTTTATGAAAATTAGACAGTCAGTAGCTGATAACAAATTAAACGACTATTCCGAAATGTATACAATGTTATACGACAAAGTGGACGAATATGCAACAGGAAATGTAGCAAATGTGATTTTAACTATTGCTGATGGTCTTTCAAAAGATGCATTAGTAGTAGATAAAGAAATCGTATTTATGTCTACAATTATACAAATATTAAACATTATAAAATAAACAAAATGGAACAAGGACAACAATTACCAACGAATTTTAACTTAAACGATGCAAGAGATATGGATTGTGAATGTGGTGGAAAGATATTTTTACCAGCATATAGATTTAAAAAGATATCTCGTTTATTAACAGGTCAACCGAAAGATTCGGTTATGCCTATTGAATTGTATGTATGTTCATCATGTGGTAAACCATTGCAAGAGTTATTACCACAAGAATTACAAGAAACAAAAATCACAGAATAATGGCAGCAAAATTGTTTGACCATATCAATGCAATAACTACCATACAAGACCCTAAGTATTTTGACAAATTATCTGACGAAGATGTTAAGACTTGGAGTAATTTTATGATAAATAGATTTCTATCAATGAAGCCTGAATGGGTTGAGTTGGTAGCATCTCTATTGCCTTTAACACAAACTCTACAACCAAAAGAAATGTATAAGTTGTATATTAGTGTTATTCCAAAAGGTAAATACTTTTTGAAATATATAAAAGGAAAATCAGAAGATAAATACGAACAATTCATAGTTGACTTACTAAAGAAAGAATACGATTGTTCAGAAAATCAAGCCAATGAATATTTGGAAGTTCTTTATTCAACACGAGAAGGTAGAGAATATATGAAATATGTTTGTGAAAAATATGGTATTGATAAAAAACAAATAACTAAATTGAAACTTAAAATATAAATGTTAGATAAAAAATATTTAATAACAAATGGATGTTCATTCACAGAAGGGCATTTATTAGGGAATGACGGATCGTGGGCAAAATTTTTAGGTGAAAAATTGGATTTAGAACTTATAAATTTAGGAAAAGGTGGAAGTGGAAATGATTCTATAAGTTGGAGAACTATGGAATTTTGTGAAATGAATAAAGATATTGCAAACAATTCAATATATGTAATTCAATTGAGTGAATGTTTAAGATATCACATATATTTTGATAATGGTATAGACAAACCACAAGAATGGCAAGTAACCCCTTTATGTTTTTTAAAAGGTATGGAATGGAATAAAGGTGGAAATGGTGTTCAAAGTTGGATTTATAAAAACAAAGAAGAATTGGTGTATATTTACAGCAATATAACATTTGCATTATATAAAACTTTACAAAATATAATATCTCTTACATCTTATTTTGAATCAAATGGATATCCATATATTATATTTGATGGAATAAATGACCACAATCCAATCAAAGTTAATAATTCATATTATTTAAAAGAATCTTGGAATGATAATTTAAACGAACAATTTAAAATATTAACATCATTGGATATACAATTTCCAAATGATTATAGGAAATCTTTAGTACATAGAGAGTATGGTTATTTTATACACGAAGATATGATACGAAACATATTTTCAAATAAAAAAATATTCAAAGAAATTCCAACAATGATGAAATTTGTTATGGAAATAGGAGAAAAAAATCACAATGATAGTGAATATTATTTTAGAGAAAATAGTGGCCATCCAAATCAGGAATCGGCATCTATGTGGGCAGATATAATTAAAGATTATATTGAGAAAATATATAAATAAAACTACAATATAATTTGGTAAATACAAATAAATTGTCTATATTAGATATAATATGGCAAGAGTATCATTTTCACAATATAGTATGTGGCATAGTTGTCCACAACAATATAAATTAGCATACATAGATAAGTTAGGTGAATCATCATCAAACATTCATTCAATCTTTGGAACTGCAATGCATGAGACACTCCAAAACTATTTGGAGAAGTGTTTAAGAATATCAAAGTCACAAGCTGACAAAATGATTGACTTAAATGAATATCTAAAAGAAAGAATGAGAGATGCATATCTTAAAGAAACTGAAGGTGAAATAGGAAATACAACAATTTGCACCAAAGAAGAAATGGTAGAGTTTTTAGAAGATGGAAATGTCTTATTAGATTGGTTTCAAAAACCCAAAAACTTTAACAAATTCTTTTCGTTAAAACACGATGAGTTGGTAGCAATTGAACAACCTATAAACACAAAGATTTCAGAGAATGTAAACTTTATGGGTTTCATAGATTTGATTATCAGAGATACATTTACAGGTAGATATAGAATCATTGACTTTAAGACTTCTACACGAGGTTGGAGTAAATATCAAAAATCAGACCCAGTTAAAAGTGCACAAATTCTTTTATACAAAAAGTTCTATGCCGAATTGATTGGTATTTCCGAAGATGTGATTGATGTTGAATTTATCATATTGAAAAGAAAAGTAGAAGTAAGAGAAGATATACCAA